AGCGTGTCTGAATTAGCAATTGAAACGAGAAGTGACTATCAGTTACTGTCTGCTGAAATAACAAACAGTGATAGAAATGTTGACTTATCTGTTGACATAAAGCGTTTGATATCGTCATTTCAAATATTTGAACATATCGAAAAATCATATTTGACAGCAGAAGTTGTCTTTGCTGATACTACAAATCTTTTGCAAGATATGGATTTTCAAGGTGGTGAGAAATTAACTTTAGAAATATGTCAATCAGAAGAAAGAAATGAAGGCTTTACTATCAAAAAAGACTTTTTGATTAATAAAATTGAAAGTGTTACAAGAGCTGATGAAGCTACCGATGCTGTTATGTTACATTGTGTCGAATACCATGTATTTAAATCTTCATTGCAAAATATAAGTAGATCGTATATCGGTTCTGCAAGTAAAATTATTTCTAAGATATTAAGTGAATACATAGAAAAAGATTTGTTGTCTTTAGGCACTGAATCTGTAGATGATTTAAAAGTTATTATACCAAATTTAAATCCTCTTGAGGCATGTGATTGGTTAAAGAAAAGAGCAGTAAGTGAAACTGGAATGCCTTATTATCTTTATTCAGTTTTAGGCGTAGATAATTTAATTATGAGAGATTTAGGTAACATGCTAGAAGATCCAGTACTTAATAAAAGTGTTCCTTTTATATACGCACCTAGTTTAAATACGGCTCAGCTCGGGCCACGAAAATACTATAATATAATAGATTTTAAAATTTCTGATAATGAAGATTTACGCTCAATAATTAGTGAAGGTTTAGTTGGAGGTGAATACTATTTCTATAATACTATGACAGCTGCTCCGTATAGAGTAAAGTTTGATGTTGAGGAGGTCTTCCAAGATTTAGCTAAAAATAATTTATTAGGAGGAGAAAATGAAAGATTTGTTTATGCTCCTGATTATAAATTAAAAGATCAAAAAATTTCAAAATATAATTCTCGTTCGATAACACAGATATCACAAAGTGGTGCATATGAAAATGGATTAAGTAACTTTAGAAGTTACCAAGACGACAATTCTGCAAGTAATCATAAAAGAAAAATAATAGCAGCATCTTTAAAATCATTCTTATCAAAAGCGCCGATTCAGATTACTGTAAAAGGTAGAGAATTTTTAACAGCTGATGAAAATTACACTATAGGTAAAGTTATTAGAATATTATTTGTTGATACTGTTAGTTCATCTACAAACCAAACGAAATTGTCATTTGATAGTAAGAAATCTGGAGATTACGTAATATGTGCAGCAAGGCACGTTTTTGATGATGAAAATTACAACACTACTTTATTGTGTGGTAAACTTGGTTCATTAACTGAGGATATAATATTATGAGTCAAATGTTTTATGGTGATCACAATCGCTGGTTCGTAGGTTTAGTCATAGACGTTAATGATCCTCTTAAGCTCGATAGAGTAAAAGTAAGAATACAAGGGATACATACGCATGATACAACACTAATACCTAATGCAGATTTACCTTGGGCTCAAGTAATAATACCTGTTACAGAAGGCGGCAGTTCTGGCATAGGTGCCAATTGCAGTATAAAGCCAAGAGCACAAGTTTTTGGATTCTTCTTAGATGGAAAAAATTCACAATTGCCTTTAGTTGTAGGATCTATACCTAAAATTGAATCTTACGCTAATCAAAGCGGAGATGCCGATAATACTCTTCCATCATTTAATAAAAAATCTGGAGTTGGCGATATTGATTTAGATGGTAGTTCAAATATAGAAAAAGCTTTCAACTTTTTTGTTTCAGAAGAAGGCGGTAATTACAGTATGGAACAAGCATGTGGAATAATAGGTAACTTTTGTCAAGAGTCTGGTCCTACTCTAAATCCAAGAGCAGTCGCAGCAAATGAAGGCTCTACAGGCATAGCGCAGTGGAATCCAGCTGCAGCCGCTGGAAACAGATTAGGTCAACTAGTAGAATATTCAAACACATTAGGTTTAAATCACCTGACACTTGGTGCGCAGCTGTTATTCACTAAATACGAATTGGAAACATTTAGCTATTTAGGAGATGGTCTTTTAAGAAAAGCATCAACTACGAGAGATGCAACAATAGCTTTTCAAGATTCTTATGAGAGGCCTAATAAAGCAGCAGCGCATACAGAAAAAAGAGTTGGCTTTGCTAAAGAAATTTTTAACAAATTGGTGAATGTATAATGGCAATATTAGTAACAACAGGCACTAAAATACAACTACCTTTAGGAACAGTTCAAGTTCAGGAAGTTAGAACTAAGACGTTAATCGATCCTGAGTATCGCGAATTGATTATGAAAAATACAGGCCCTACACATAGGTTTGAAGATATTCCTGATCTTTTTTATACTTTTAATGAAGATACAAGTATATTAACAATAAGTCGAGATTTTGGCCAAGTAGAAATTCGCTACATAGAACCTTTAGATATGGATGCAATTAACAGAATAGTTCCTATAACAAAAGTAAACTCAGATGCACAAAGAACAAGGAATGTAGATACTTCTGATAATAATATTCTAGAAGCACAACAAGAAAGCAAAATTAGTAACGAAGGAACAATAATAGGAGACTTGAAACAAGTAGGAGGATTTAAGTCTTTATACCCATTTGCTAAAGAAGGTGAAGCAATAAGTAAAAGAGCTATGCCTGTAAAATTAACTTCATCAGTCGGCGATGGAAGTTTATCTGCTATAGCTACAAATACATCTCAACTTACATCGATTCTTGGTAGCAATCCAGCCGCAACAGGTACGTTAAAAAGAATTGTTACGAGCGGAGCTCCAGCTTCGTTGCTTAAACAAATGCAAAGAAATTTACCTAAGCTTTCACCACAAAAATTAAGAACATTTGCAGCTAACGTTTCTGTTAGTCCTTCAAATAGTATTGAAGCACTTAAGCCAGAAAAAAGTCCGTCTTTAGTTTCGGTACAAACTGCATCTAGAATCTACAAAGATAAATTAAAATTAAAGCTAAATTCTGGAGGATTTAATTTAAATCCACTTGATAGATTTCCAGGAATGGGTAGAACTAAACAAAATTTAGCTGCACAATTTATAGGCACGTTATTAAATAAAGTAGGAAGTGCATTTGGCAACATATTAAATGGACTTAAAGTTTTTGGTGACAATCCACCACCATCTATAACTTCAGCGTTTGAAGGAAACGTAAAAGACTTGATTGAAGTTGGAGGATCTCAAACTAATGTTTCAAGCTATATGAATAAAGGAGATTTAGTAAACATTAAAACACCTAAGATTCAATATCTTTTACAAAATCGAAATGCTTTCTTAGGATATGCTACTCCAGACGACTATGAATTTGCATTTGTTAATTCTACTGAAGAGCTAATAAAAGAATTTCAGTTAAGTGCAAGAGGCCCAAACAGTGAAGGAGATGATGCAATCGGTGGACTGTTTATTCATGAAACTCGAAAATTCACTGGTCCTCCAGAGAAAGCTAATGCCAAAGCTATAAATGATGGTGTTAAAAAAGTTCAATTAAAATTACTTACAAAAGAAATAAAAGATACTAATACTGCATCAGATGGAAAAACGGCGGCAGAAACAGCACTTGAAAGAATATCAACTAAACCTAATGATTATGGATTGAATTCACATTATGTAATACTAACAGATGGCTCTTTGCAAAGAGGTAGACCTATAGATAAAACTCGTACGCCTACAGGATATCCAAGATTTTATAAAACTGGTCTTCAACTTACTTTTGTTTCAGGCGGCAAAACTCCGAATTCAAAAATGTTTGAAACTTATGATAGATTTTTAAAAGCTTGGTTTACAGTATTTCCAGATTGTGGTGTATACGGTAATAGTGAAGTTAAGTCAACATCACAGAACACTTTTGATGTAAGACAAACTGTAAAATCAAAATTTAGATTCGTTTATCGCTACGATGATTTATCTGAGTTAACTGAATTTCCAACTAAACTTGAAAGAGTAATTACAAAACCAACAACTATAGCTAAAACTTCATCTACAATAACTAAACCAGTAACTTTTGCTGAAGCAAATCAAAATATTAAAGAAGTATTAGAAAGTAAAGAATTTAATGATGATGTAGACGCTGCAGCTAATAAAGCTGGAGCTGCATTAGCGCAATTAAATGGTGAAGAAAGAAATGCAATTGCAACTAAATTTGGAGCTGAAAATTTACCACAAAGTGATTTAAAGGCAAAGATGGATACTGACTTTAAAAATGCTCAATCATTCATGAAAGAAAAAAATAAACAACTTAATAGTATTATCGGCAAAACTAATACAGATAATACAAGTGTAAAGACATTTGCAGATAAGTTAAGGAGAATATAATGGCAGAAGTTGATCAAATTGATCCTAATGAATTAGAATCAATACAAAACCCAGATGATGGAAGATCTGACCCAGATAAAAGATTTCCTAGGAAAGAATATGTTGGTGTTTCATCTGTAAACAATATTGCACGTGGCACACGCGTTAAAAATGTTTATATCGGCGGAAGTATTCCCGGTATGGATCTTGAATTAAACGATGAGCCGTCAACACAATATCCAGAAAATCAAGTAAAAGAAACAGCATCCGGTCATGTTGTCGAGTATGATGACACCAATGGCCGTGAACGCGTCATGATAAGACATAGAACTGGATCTGGTGTTGAAATGAGAGCGGATGGAACTGTTATATTAAGTTCAACAAATAACACATTAAGAATAGTTGCAGCCAATGAAAAAGTCATAGTTGAAGGCGATGGTGAGGTTGTATACAATGGCAATTTAAAAATGAGAGTTGCAGGTGATTTTGATTTAGAAGTTGGTGGTGATTTTAATGTTAATGTCACAGGCAATAAAGAAGAAACAATTAAAAGCTCTCTAATAGAATCTGTATCTAAAAACAAAACTATGACCGTAGGAGAAAATAAAGCTGAAACTATTTTAGGAGTTGATGCACTAACTGTTTTAAAAGATAAAGATATAATGGTTAAAGGCACTCTTGAAACTAATGTTCAAGGCGCAATAGAATTAGATGCTGCTGGCACTTTAACGATGAGTAGTGAATCTAAACTTATCGCTTCTTCACCAGACACTAGCATTAGCACAGATAACATTTCAGTGATAGCTCCTGTTGGTACAATAGGAGGTGCAGATGTTGTTTATTATGGTAGTACTGCGCATATTCCTAGAATCAATTCAACTTCAATGCATGCCACAACATTTCACGGAGATTTAAATGGTGTAGCTGAAAAAGCAAATGAAGCAAATAAAGCTGGAACTGCAGTTCCAGGACCTGCTGGCACGGGCGGAACACCAACAGTTACAACTGCAACGAATAAAACAACTGAGCAACCAACAGTAGAACTGTTAAATTCTGCATTAAGAACTTCACCACTATTCGGTATAAGAGAAGTTGAAGTAGATACATTTGATGATTTAAAACATTCAGTTGATAGAAGTAGATCTTACGGCGGAATAACTAAAGATGATTTGACTACAAAGTCTGCAAGATCAAAATTAAGAGATCCTAATAATATTTCTAACGAAACATTTATGGGAGAAATACTTTCAGATGGAACTGTGTCAAAAGATGCAACAAATGCTATACCACCAAAATTTGGTAGAGCGATTAGTGCAAACAATACATCGCAAAGAGGTACAGAAGCAATAGGTCCATCAAATCCGAAAGCAAAGGTATACCAAAGTGGCACGTAAAATAAATGTAATTCCAGACGCGCAATACGATCCTACATTTCAATCAGAAATAACTGGTCGTACGAGATTAGCACATAGCATAACATTATCTAAATTTTTAGGTAGTTACAATGATCCTGTGAGTATAAGTCATTTAGATAGTGATGATAAATTATTACTAGCAAAACAATATTATTTGCATGCTCAAGTGTTGCAATCTATTAATTCATCACCCGGATTAAGAGGCATAGCATCATTTGAAAAGTTTAGAATGATTGTTTCTGAAGGATTTTATAGGGAAGGCCCAAATGAAGATTTAGACGTTACTGATGGTATTAATTATTTAAAGACAAATGGAAGAGCTGTTGTTTATGAACTTATCGGCGAAGACGGCAAAATAGCATTTGATAAAACATTTGATCTGGCTGTTTACCTAAAGAATAACATAGACTTTGATAAGATCATACTAAATTATGATAGTTATAATCCAAACGGATCTTTGCACGTGGACATAGTTTTAATTATGCCAGAAATAATATCACCATGGAGCGTTTCATATAACAATATTATTGAAACAAGATTTAACAATTCGGTGCAGTCTACTGGTGAATTATTAGAAATTAGTGATGAGCAAACTGTCGAATAAATTGTATAAATAGTCAATAAAGGAAACACTATGCCAACAAGAGTTTTTGCAAATGAAGATGGAAATGTTAGTAAGAAGTCTATTATTGTTTCAAGAGTACGTGAAGACAAAGACATAGATGCAACGTTTAGTGCTAAGTTTGTTGGATTAGATACTGATGGTAATAATTTACCAGGTGATATTTTTAAAAAAACAAATGCTGCAGCTGTTAAGCAATCAATAAGAAATTTACTATTGACGAATTTTACTGAGAGACCTTTCATGCACAGGTTTGGTGGAAATTTGACAGATATGTTATTTAGATTAAGCACTGAAATAGATGATGCTAATTTAGAGAATGATATAACTTCGTCAATACAAACTTATGAACCAAGAGCTCAGGTTTTAAGCATAAATAGTATTATAAGTGCAGACAACAATGAAGTAAGAGTAACAGTAAGATTTTTAGTAATATCTACATTACAACAAGATACTGTAGAAATAAATTTAACAAGGTTAAGATAAATGTCAACTACAATTCAATCAACAGATTTAGATTTTGATACAATAAAAACGAGGCTAAAAGATTATTTCAAGCGTCAAAGTGAATTTACTGATTATGATTTTGAAGGTTCTGCTTTAAGTAATATATTAGATGTATTAGCTTATAATACTCATTTTAATGGCTTAACATCAAACTTTGCTCTTAATGAAAGTTTTTTAAACACTGCACAACTAAGAAGTTCTATAATATCTCATGCAGAAGCTTTAGGATATGTACCAAGATCATATGCATCTGCATTAGCAAAACTAACATTATCTATTACAATCGCAGATGCAGATAGACCAACTGCAATTGAACTACCTAGAAATAGTAAATTTACTACGTCATTGAATGATATAAGTTATACATTCCGAACAAGAGAAAAATATGTTGCAACTCCTAGTGGCGCTGGTGTTTATATTTTTAAAACTTCTGAAGGTTCTTCAGATATACCAGTTTATGAAGGAATAGAGAAAACTAAAACATTTTTTGTCGGTGAAACATCAGATTCACAAATATATGTCATACCAGATTTAACGATTGACACTACAACAATAAGAATACAAGTTTTCGATACTTCAGTAAGTCCGACTTTTACCACATACACTAATATCAATAAAGCAACTCGAATTACGCCAACGTCTACACATTATCAAATTAAAGAAGTGCCTAATGGTTACTATGAAATAATATTCGGCGACGGAACGAGTACGGGAGCAGCTCCAATTGCAGGAAATAAAATAGTAATAGATTATTTGTCTACTGTAGGGCCTGAAGCTAATGGATCTAGTGTGTTTTCTACAGATGTTCAAGTAGAAGGTGTTAATTTAGAAGCTGTTACGAGTGCTGCTGCAGCGGGTGGATCATTCAGAGAAGGGATAGAATCTATAAGACAAAATGCACCATTATACTTTACATCTCAAAGACGAATGGTTACAGCTGAAGATTACACATCTCAAGTATTAACTAACTACGGTTCATTTGTTGATGATGTTACTTCATGGGGAGGACAAGATAATGACCCAGCTAAGTTTGGTTGTGTTTATGTAGCATTAAAATTTAAAACAGACGTAGATGACGCTACACAGTTAGATGTAAAAAATAATATCATAAGTGATTTGTCTGATAATTTTGCTATTGCAAGTATAGACACTAAATTTGTAGATGTGAGCACTTCTTATTTAGAAATTTTAACTACATTTAATTTTGATCCAGATTTAACAAGTTCAACTTCAAGTGCAACAGAAACTTTAATTCAAGATACAATTAACACGTATTTTTCAAATAATTTACAAAGATTTGGAAAAGTGTTTAGAAGATCAAATTTACTAGCAATTCTTGATGATATTGACGAATCAATATTAAACACTAAAATTAGACTTAAGATACAAAAGAGATTCACACCTACTTTAGGCCTTTCAAGAGATTACCAGATAAACTTTCCAGTTGAGATCGGTGGCGCTATTGATGTAGGTAGTGTTGAAAGAATAATTACATCTTCTAAGTTCACGTTCAATTCAAAACCTTGCACCATTAGAAGTAGACTCAATTCAAGCACTTTAGAAATAGTTAGTGGTGAAGAAGGTGTTGAAGTAGACAATATCGGTTCATTTGATTCAAAAGCAGGTAGAGTTAATTTAGTAGGATTTAATCCTACTGCACTAGAAGGTGGCGAAATAAAAATATCAGCTAGGCCTGCCAACGAAAGTACAATAAGGCCTTTAAGAGCAAGTATAATTGATATTGATACTGTGGCATCTAAAGCTAATGCTATTCTTGATTATCAAGAAATCCAAGCATCATTATCAGGATCAACATCATCAAGCGGTTCTAGTTACTAATGACAAATATTCAGTATCATTATAATAGAAGACCAAGAAACTTTTTACATAGAAAAGTTCGTGAGGCTTTGCCTGAATTTTTTACTCAAGATTATCCAAATCTTGTAACATTTTTAGAGAAATATTATGATTATTTAGATTCAGACGGAGCCAGTTCATTTGATTACAAATTAAGAAAAATATATCAAACAAGAGATACGCAAGAAACTTCTTCAGATTTATTGAAATTTATAATACAAGAAATTGCAGGTGGAAATACTGGAGGTAATTTTATTGATCCGAGTTTTTATGCTCAAAGAATTAATGAATTACATAGAACTAAAGGTAGTAGATTTTCAATTGAAGAATTCTTTAGAGCATTCTTTCAACAAAATGTAGAGGTTGAGTATCCTAAGAAAGATATCTTCACTATAGGGTACGATTTAGCTGGGCCTTTAAGTAGAATTGGTGCTGAATCAAATAAATTTATTAGAAATAATGCACTATATCAAGTTTTTTCAATACTAATTAAGAGTCCTATATCACAAACTACATGGATAGAATTATATAAAAAGTTTGTGCATCCTGCAGGATTTCATATTGCTGGGACAGTTACAACTGACACTGAAGCTGTTGGAAATGCATCTGCACTAATAGCAGAAGTTGATAGTGCATCTAGAGTAGTAGAAGGCATTGGAATTACATCAGCACTTGCACCATTTACACAAATGACTGGGTTAATAGATTCTAATGGAACACCAGTCAGAGTAGGCCTTGACCAAAAAGTTAGTGTATATCAGTCACTTACATCTACACAACTTCAAGGATTTTATAGAAACATGGAAGAACTTATTACACCTAATTCATTTACATTTGATGATAGTGGCCAAGGAAAAGACTTTGTTGGTGCATTAGGTGATAGCGCAGAAGCAGCTGCACCAGATTTCTCACTTACTTTTGAGACAATGGACAACACACAATTTGATTCATCTTTTAACACATAACGATTATTCTTATGTATAAATAGAACTTATTAGGAAGATTAAATGACTAGACAAAATATTGGTATAGGCAGTTCAGCTAATGACGGTAATGGAGATACATTACGACAAGCCGGAACAAAAATAAATTCAAACTTTGCTGAAGTATATGCATTACTTGGTGGAGGAGATAGTAGTAACTTATCATCACAAATTTCTCTAGAAACTGATGCAGTTACCTTTGAAGGAACAAGTGCAAATGATTTTGAAACAAGATTAAAAGCAACGAATCCATCACAAGATAACATTATAACATTACCAGATTCTACAGGAACTGTAACACTCGATAATACAATACAAACACTTACAAATAAAACTTTAACTGCACCAAAAATAAATGAAAATGTGGCACTTACAAGCACTGCAACAGAATTAAATTTACTCGATGGTGTAACTGGTGTTGTAGTTACAACTGCAGGTTCACAAACACTTACTAATAAAACATTAACAACACCTACTATAACTGCACCAAAAATAGGAACATCAATTAATGATACATCAGGAAATGAAGTTATAAAAATAACTGCAACTGGTAGCGCAGTAAATGAATTAACAATTGCAAACGGTGCATCAACAACAGGACCTACACTTTCTGCTACTGGAAGCGGATCTAATTTAAATATAGCTATGAATGCAAAAGGCACTGGTTCAGTTAATTTAAGTAAAGCTGCTTTTAGTTCTACAACTGTTGATACAAATGCTGCGTCAATAGTGAGTGGCACATTAATTATAGGAAATAAAAGCGCAGGTAGTACTTTAACACTAAGTTTACCTAATGGAACTACTGTAGGCGAATATAAAATTTTTACAAATAAAGGTTCAGACGCAATGGAAGTTACACCAGTTGCTTTTAGAGGTTCACAAACTAAATTCACATTAGCACAGTTTGACGGTTGCACCTGTATATGGGATGGAAGTGCTTGGTTCTTAGTTGGAAATCAAGGTGAAGTAACGGTAGCATAAGGAATAGAATATGTCAGCAATAATAACAGACCCATTTAAAAAACAATTCATGCAAAAAATATTAGATGAAGCATCAGATGTTACACTTGCAAGATATTACGTAGGTATTGGAAAAAATGATGAATGGAACTCAACTGAAACTGTTCCAACACCGACAGATACACCTAAAACAATAAGAGAAGCACAAAATGCTTTACAATCTGTAAAAGCTGTAGGCGCAACATCCTTTGTAGTACCAAGACACAATTGGAGTTCCGGTAGCGAATATAGCGGCTATGATGACGAATATAGTACAATACCATCAAATACTTATTATGTTCTTACTGAAGATAATCATGTTTATATTTGTTTACAACAAAGCAAAAGCGGAACTGGTACTATAAATAAATCAACAGTTAAACCTACTGGCACATCACCAAAACCATTTAAAACTTCAGATGGGTACACTTGGAGATTTTTATATGCGTTATCTGGTAGTGATACAGCTTCGTTTTTATCGGCCAACTTTATTCCAGTTAAATTTGTAACTACTACTAGTGATGCATTTGAAATACAACAAAAAACTGCTCAAGACTCTGCCGATGCAGGTAGAATAGCAAATATCGTCGTAGAAAATCAAGGGACTGGCTACTCAGGTGCTCCTACTGTTACTATAACAGGAAATAGCGGCGCTATAGGTGACAGTGCACAAGCGACTGCATTCGTATCAGGTGGTAAAGTTGTTAAGATTGATATGTTAAATGAAAGCTCAGGTTCAGGAAGCAATTTTGTAAATGCAACTGTTACTATAACTCCAACATCAGGTGGTAGCGGTTGTATAGCAAGAGCCGTGCTTGGTGGACATAATGGTATCGGTGCAGATCCAAGAGATGATTTAAAAGCTACATCACTTATGTTCAACTCTAAACCAGCTGGAGCAGAAAATGGAGACTTCTTAACAGGAACTAATCAAGATTACAGGCAAGTGATGTTAATTAGAAATCCGAAAACTGACTCAGCTAATGGAGATACTCTTACTGCAACTACTGCTAAAGCTTTAAAATATCTAATAGCAGATTCAGCTTTTGCAAGTCAGTTACAACCTGACGAATTGATTACAAACGGTGAAACACCACCAGCAAATGCATATTTTAACGAATTTGTAAATCATACTACGGCTGGTGCAAAAATATATTATCACCAAACTGACAGTACTGGTTACACACCGTTTTCAGTAGGAAACACTCTCACAGATGAAGCAGGCCAAACTGGTACAATTGCTGTAGTTGCAGATTCAAATGAGTTATACATTAACACTTCTGGAGAAGTTCTATATATAGAGAATAGAGCACCAGTTATTAGAAATACTTCTCAAACAGAAGATATTAAAGTAGTAGTTACACTATAATAGGACATTAATATGGCGACAACATTTATAAAGAGCAGCTTATCGACAACCTATAAAGATGATTTTCGTGATAGTGATAACTATCATAGAATATTATTTAATTCAGGTGTAGGATTACAAGCAAGAGAATTAACACAACTTCAAACTATATTACAAAGTCAAATATCAAGATTCGGTAATAATATATTTAAAGAAGGAGCAGTTGTAAAACCTGGTGGCGTTAATATAAATCCAAAATATGAATTCATTAAGTTAGATGAAACTAGTCACAGTTTGCCAGAGGTTTCAACTCTTGTAGGTAAAACTGTAACTGGTCAAACATCAAGTGTTGTTGCAACTATCATAGAAGCAGTCGCAGCAACTAGCGGAGATCCAGCTACACTTTATGTAAAATATACAGATACTAAAACAGCCCAAGCATCAGGCGATAATACCATAACAAAAAGAATGGCTTCAGAGGAATTAATGATTATTAATCAAGATTCTGGTGGTACTGATGTTTTAAAAGTTAAACAAGCTACAACGGGTGATCCTAATGTTGTCGGTGCAGGTACTCAAGTTACGATACGCAGTGGTGTTTATTACGCACGTGGAAATTTTGTATTTACTCAAGATCAAAGTAAAATCATATCTAAATATACTGATTCTCCTAACACAGATATTGGATTTAAATCAGTAGAAGACGTAGTAACTGCAAGTGATAATGATGCTTTATATGACAACCAAGGAGCTGCTCCAAACGTAAGTGCACCAGGTGCTGATAGATACCGAATTAGACTTACTATCGCAGAACGTGATGAATTAACAGCAAGTGACAATTTTATACATGTTGCAACAATAGTTGACGGCGCAGTTTTTGAAAATGTCGATACGAATCAATCTTATAATATTCCAAATGATATGATCTCAACTAGAATTAGAGAAAATTCTGGTGACTATGAAGTAAAACCTTTTACTGCTAAATTTGAACTGGATTCAGAAAATACTCATTTGTTATTAAAAGTAAGTGATGGCACAGTGGTGATTAATGGATATAGAGCTAGAAGACC